TAACTGGCTGTAGTACAATGGATAGTACAGTGGCCTTCTAAGCCTCTGATCCAGGTTCGATTCCTGGCAGCCGGACCAGTTCGGGCCGGAAGCTTAATTGGTATAAGCGTCCGACTCATAATCGGGGGATAGAGAGTTCGAATCTCTCCCGGCCCACCAAATAATATGAAAACAAAATATATTAGAGCATACATGGATGTAGCAAAACGATTTGCTGAATTGTCATCAGCAAAGCGACTACATGTTGGAGCCATCATAGTCAAAGATGACAGAATTATCTCAATCGGCTATAATGGTATGCCACCTGGTTGGTCTAATATTTGTGAAGATGTTACAGAAGAAGGAACACTCAAAACCAAACCTGAAGTAATCCATGCAGAAGCCAATGCAATTGCAAAGTTAGCTAAAAGTACAGAATCTGGCAAAGATGCTACCATGTTTCTTACTCATGCACCATGTATTGATTGTGCCAAACAGATATTTACTGCTGGTATTCAGACGGTCTACTATGAGAAAGACTATAGATCCAATGATGGTCTGAGATTCTTATCTTTATGTGGAGTAGAGGTAATTAAGTCCCCAGAGCCGTCAGACGGGTCGGAGAAGGGTTAAAAGATAAATATTGATGCGTAGTGGGTATATAAAGGAAAACCCATGCAATTCAAGATTGTCAAATGTCCAGATAAAGACTTCAAGCCTTTCGTGTCTGAGGCAGCCTCTTTCTTTGCCCAAGAACTCATCCCAAACACAAGAATACGGAATAACTGTAAAACCAAGATTGTCTTTACCAATAAGATTAAAGAATATGGTTATGCTAGTATTGCAGGTTTCAATACTAAAAAACAACCTAGAGAATTTCTTATAGAAATACATTCAGGTATCGGTGCAAGATTGATACTAGAAACACTTGCACATGAAATGGTACATGTCAAACAATATATCATGAATGAAACTGATGATGTATTGTCTAGATGGAAGAATAAAAAGATAGACCAAAGTAAGGTTGATTATTGGAATCATCCTTGGGAAATTGATGCATATGGTAGAGAACCAGGGTTGTTATATAAATTTGTGGTACTGAATTGTCTTTGGCACATATTTGATGAATTTAAAAATCCTGATGATCCAATTATTTCAATTCCGATAAAATGGAAAGTTTCATAAAAAACAACAAAAAAAGCATTGACAATTCAAAAAGTTTACTATATAATGTTAACATATTAAATTTAGTTAGAAAGATTACAATGTTGTCCATACGCAAACCCATTATAATTCAGCCAGAGTATCACACAAGTAATTGTGGAGATGCGTTATGGTTCGCCTTTGGGGTCCGTGTATAGACTAGAAATCTTAATCTAAACACAAGACCCCTAGCGTAAAAACTAGGGGTTTTTTGTTTACTGTTGGGATATAGTGTAACGGCAGCACCGCAGACTTTGACTCTGTTAGTCTAGGTTCAAATCCTAGTATCCCTGCCATGGTTAAGGAAGTGTGGATGAGTGGTTTAAATCAGCAGTCTTGAAAACTGCCGACTGTAAAAGGTCCGTGAGTTCGAATCTCACCGCTTCCGCCAGATAGGAGAAGAAATGGATATAGCAATCATACTACTAACAATATTAGGTTATTGGATAGGAATGGGTTTTACTGTGGCTGCTATGATGTTTTTGTTTTATAAGTTTGCTGTAATAGTAGGAGATATGGCTGAGAGGCTTAAGGCAGCGGTTTGCTAAACCGTCGTATTGATTAAACAGTACCGTTGGTTCGAATCCAACTATCTCCACCAATTAATGAACAAAAGGAAAGGAGTAATTATGAATGGCTGCGATAGTTATAGTTATCATTTTTTTGCTTCTTTATTTTGTGTTTAAGAATGACCTTCGGTAGCTCACGGTAGAGCAGGATGCCTTATAAGCATTTGTCCAGATAAGACCCAGGATGTGGTTCGACTCCACACCGAAGGACCAGTTGATGCAACGGTGGCAGAGTGGCCCAATGCAAAGGTCTGCAAAACCTTAAAACCGTCAGTTCGAATCTGACCCGTTGTTCCAGTTGCAAAAGTAGTAACATGTTGTATTTGTACAACACGCTTGACAAAACGATTGAGCCAATGTACAATGATGTTTCTGTAGTTGAGTTTCTTTAACAATTTGAAGTTTCTGTGGACCGTTCGTCTATCGGTTAGGACATTGCCCTTTCACGGCAGTAAGAGGAGTTCGATTCTCCTACGGTCTACCATATTAAAGTATATTCATAATAAGTATACTTCAATATGGTTTCCGGTTACTACTTTCCTGAAAGTAGCGTGTGGCGACGAGAATTGTCCCGGTGGCTATGGCACCGTTAGCGCCGTCGAAAGCAGACAACATAGCAGCGTGGACACTACGTAGCAAATCGCTGATTAGTGTTCGGACAGGGTAACAACTCAGTCTAGGGCTTGCGTGGAAAACAAGTAGCTAGACACCTTAATTTTTTTACAAAGGAGACCTGTCATGGATAGTGACAAGAGTGGTAAGATTATGGGTGCGTAACTCAATGGCAGAGTAATCGGCTTTTAACCGATAAGTTGTGAGTTCGAGTCTCACCGCACCTACCATATAAAAGTATTTTGTATCAGAATATTTTTATATGGCACTTTAGTTCAGTTGGTTAGAACGCTGCCCTGTCACGGCAGAGGTCAGGGATTCGAGTTCCCTAAGTGTCGCCAAATTTATTCCGGTGTAGTTCAGTGGTAGAACGGTGGACTGTTAATCCATATGTCGTTGGTTCGATCCCAACCTCCGGAGCCAATTATGGGTGTCGAGAAGCATTGGTGACTTCAGCAGACTGTAAATCTGTCGCCTTCGGCATACGGGGTTCGAATCCCTGGGCACCCACCAAATAAAAGTATCAAAGGCTATATACAGAATACATTATTCGTACTTGAATTATTATCAAATTTTTTAGTGAAGGAATCCAAATGAAAACTCGTGGATTAAATTATGGGGCCAGTGTTGGTCTTGAAGCATATGATATAGACTGGAACTCTAAAGAAGAAATTGATGAATTAGGTAGACTTTGTGCTAGTCAATGTATTGTTTTTGTCAATGAAAGAATACCTACTGAACAAGTATATAACATTATGACTCAATGGGGCGACTCAAGCCGAGCCCTTATACATGAATATGTTATTCAACGTAAAATTTCAGGTAGACATTGGAGAGAGATATTACTTAATTTAGGATATATCGCTAAGGATGCAGGGAAGGACATCAGTCCGGCAGTATCTATGGTAAGTTATAAAAAGGATGATGATGGTCGTCCTCGAGGCATTTTCAGTAACGGTGAATTAGATTGGCATAGTGACCAATGTGCATTTGATGATGCACAACGTATTATTGGTTTACAAAGTATAAGTGACACGGTAAACAGTCAAACAACATTTTTATGTACACATGATGCTTACGAATCGCTGAGTTCGGACATACGTAGCATGGTGAAGGAATTGATTGTAAAACACAAATGGGTTGATGGAGTCATGGCTCCGGGGTTGAACTATCTTCAAACCATGCTACTAAAATACAACATGGTGCCAATAGATGGAATGGAAACTCATTTGTATAGAGAAACCGCTACCGGGCGTCCTGGTATAAAATTTCCATCACATACATTTAATGGATTTGTTGGCATGTCGTTAGAAGAAAGCCATAGAGTCATGAATGAGTTAAAGAAAGAAGTTTATCAAGACAAATACGTATATACTCAGAACTGGCAAGATGGTCAAATTGTTTTTATGGATCAAGAAATTACATTACATGCTAGACCAACTAATGTTAGTGATGGTGATAAAAGAACTATGGCAAGAGTAATTACTTATTTAAATCATCTATATCCAGAAAATAAATTAGCTACTCATGTAAGATTTAAAGGAAAAATGATTAGTCATGATGATTTTGCCAAACTAGTGGATGCTGATAGATCATACAAATTTGAACAAGAACAAAAACTCAAAGAGATAATTTCAAAACAGTTCAAGGTAGTCGATAATAGACTTGATACCTGTACTAATTTAATTTCGGAGCTTGACGCCGACAGTCTTGATTTACTAGAATTAGTGCTTTCCATTGAAAGACAATTCAAAATTGAGATCGACGAATATGATACAAAAGATGTACGCACATTCGGAAAAATTTTAGAATTGATACAGTCTAAAACTTCAAATTAACATACTAGGGGGATTAGTTAAATGGGATAACATCGGCTTTGCAAGCCGAGATTAACAGTTCGATTCTGTTATCCTCCACCATAAATATTCCTTTACACACACAGGAATTAAAATGAAGAAATTAGTTTTTACTTTAGCTTTACTACTATCAACCAATGTATCATCCGCAACAACCTTTGTTTATAATGTAACAAAAGATGAAGTAGTACATGAATACGCATCCGAAAGAGTAAGACCAATTGCAAGTGTTACAAAATTGATGACTGCGATTGTTGTTATTGAAAGTGGTGCATCATTGAATGGAAAAGTTTCTTACAGAGGTTTCTTAGGTAAGAAAGAATTGAGTAGAGAAGAATTATTAAAGTTGCTATTGGTTAAAAGTGACAATCAAGCCGCTGAGGCTTTAGCAAAAGCATACTCAGGTGGTAGAAGTGGTTTCATTGCTAACATGAATCACAAAGCAGAACAGTTAGGAATGGTTCATACTTCCTATGAAGATCCTTCTGGCATAGGAAGAAAGAATATAAGTACCGCAAGAGACATATCAATATTGTTAAATTATTCACACAATTTTGATACAATGAAAAATCTTGCAGCACTTGAAAATGTGAAATTTACGAAACAATCAAAGAGAAAAAAGAAACAATCTTTGATGGTAGTTAATAATACAAATTACAATTTACTGAAAGAATACAAAGAGATTGAGATATCTAAAACTGGCTTTACTAATGCTGCTGGCAAATGTCTTGCAATGCTCTTGACAAAAAATGGTGAAAAATATACAATAGTAATTCTTGGTGAAAGAAATACTAGAGATGTACAAAGAGTAGGTAGAAAGATTATTGAAACATTATAGCCTCTTTAGTTAAATGGTATAACACTTGATTTGTAATCATGGATTGGCAGTTCGATTCTGTCAAGAGGCACCAAACATGCGGGATTAGTTTAATGGTAAAACGTGAGCCTTCCAAGCTCCTGTTATCAGTTCGATTCTGATATCCCGCTCCACTTATTTAAAAAATGATAAAAGTTCCTATTTACAATTCTTCTGGAGTTGCAATTGATGAATTGATCATCAATGATGACGTTGAGTACATTCCAGATAGTAGAGTATATAAAGGCAAAAATTGCTATTACAAAGGCATAGGAGTACCATATTTTTTTCATGCTATTTTAGATGTAAATAACGATGAATATGAGAATATTGGAAAACATCCCGTTTTCTATTCGGGATATTATGTTGTAAAAAAATGTTTTAAAAATAAAACTGGAATATTTCAAGAAAGATTTCAACCATTTTTTTCTGACTTCATAGGAACTTGCGGTGTTAAAGAAGGAACCGTAGTACTAAATTCAATGTCGTTTGAGAAATCTTCTGTTGAGATTTTAGATTGTATAAACTACGATAAAGAGAATGACCAGTATTATTATTTGATGAATTATAATTGCGATAGAAAATCGTATTTAACTGACGAAGAAGATCCAAAAAAACTAAGAGAACTTTTAGATTACATGATAATTAGTGATTGGAATTTCCTTTGGGATAAAGTTGCTATTAAAGATATAAGTAATAAAGGAACAGTAAGTGATGTTGCAGACCTGTTTGTTTCGAATACACTTTCTCACAAAATAGGAACAGTATATTCTGTATTGTATAGTCTTGCGAAAAAAGATTCTGGAAAATATTTTAAGTTTTTGAATGTGAATAATTTGCAGCACATTGACGATCGGTCTTTTGTTTTCAATGCTATTGAAATCTTACGGGTGAACAATGTTGATGTGAGTGAATTATTTAAATATGACACAATTAATCAAGTCTACAAAAACATAGTAATAAATTATCTTGTAACTGGAAAAAATTGTGCATATTGTGCATGTGATCTATACAAAGATCAAGGTGAAGGAATAAAAGATCAATATGTTGAATTAACTAAAAACCAATTAACGGATATTATAATATAATTCTGAGTGTAGTTCAGCCTGGTAGAATGCCTGCTTTGGGAGCAGGAGGTCGGGAGTTCGATCCTCTCCACTCAGACCATCATATAACTGACTATGAATTTAAAAAACTTTATTAAAGAAGTTCCAAACACTCTTTCTAATGAAATGTGTGATTACTTCATTGATTTCTATGATACACATATGGAATCTGCTCAAAGATTTGAAGGTAGAAATCGAAGATGGCAGCCAACATTTAACCAAATTGTGTATACAGACTTTTTCTACAATACACCATATTGGAAACCAAATGAAAGAATAACCAATGAAGTTGCTAGAGATATTAATGATCAAGCATACAAATATGTAAATGAACTTGGATTAGAAAAAACGTTTCCACCAAATCCTCTTAATGAAAAATTAAGAGTTAAAAAATATTTACTCAATGGAGAAGATGAATTTCCTTTGCATATTGATGCTTACTCTCAAGAAGCAGGATCAAGATTTTTATCCATGTTTGTATATTTGAACGACATAGAAGAAGGCGGCCATACAGCATTTCCAAGTTTAGGTGTTTCAATAAAACCAGAGAAAGGTAAGTTAGTAATATTTCCTTCTAATTGGATGTTTCCTCATATCGGAGAAAAACCAATTTCAGGAGAAAAATATTTGCTGTCAACGTACTTACATTATTCTCCGTATTCAGAATCTTAGTTTAAGTATTAGGTAATGTAGCACAATGGTAGTGCAGCACCTTCATACGGTGTGTGTTGGGAGTTGGTAAAGGAAGTAATCCCAGACCATATAGTGTAGATAGAAAAACATTTAATGACAATTGGGATAAAATCTTCAAAAAAGAAAAACAATGTAAATGTGAAAGTTGTAAATGCAACATCAAAAAAAGTTCTTCAGATTTTCAAGACATCCTAAGTACAGAAGATTGTGTGTTAGATGCACTAAAAGAAATGAACAGAATTAGTGATGAATGTGGTGATTATATTACTAATGAAATAAACCCGGAGTAGTATAATGGCAGTGCGGCGGTCTCCAAAACCGTTAGTGGGGGTTCGATTCCCTCCTCCGGGGCCATTAACATAACAGGAGTTATAATGAAAAAATTAAATCTAGAGGAAGTAAAAGAGTATATTCTTGCTCAGTCACCAGAAACAAAAATCTATCTAGGTGCAGATTCCGAAAGATTTAATATGAATGGTGTCTGGTATGCAGATTATACAACCGCAATTGTTGTACATATAGATGGGCGCCATGGCTGCAAAATTTTTGGTGAAGTAACAAGAGAAAGAGATTATGATCAACGTAAAGATCGTCCTTCTATGCGTTTGATGAATGAAGTATATAAAGTATCAGAACTGTTTCAAAGCCTTGCTGATGTATTAGAAGATCGTTATGTTGAAGTACACTTGGATATTAATCCTAATGAAATGCATGGATCATCTTGTGTCATTCAACAAGCAGTTGGTTATATTCGTGGTACATGTAATGTGATACCTATGGTAAAGCCAAGAGCATTTGCGGCTTCTTATGCAGCAGACAGATTGAAAGAAGTATTAGCAGCATAACAATGGTGTCCATGGTGTAGTGGAAGCATTGCTCTCTGTGAAAGAGTAGGTACGAGGTCGGTACTCGTTGGACACCCCAATTAATTATAGGAATATTAAAATGAACTTGACACCACTTAGAAATAATGTTATAGTAGAAAAACTTGAAAAGGAATTGACCACATCATCTGGTATTATTCTCAAAAGTAGCGACGAGGCGGATAAAGCAAAAGTCGTTGCAATTGGACCAGAAGTTAATGATGTTGAAGTTGGTAATGTTCTTTTAATTAATTGGAACAAAGCAACTAAATTGATGGATAATTTATATCAAATAAATGTCAATGAAGTTATTGGAGTATTTGAGTAAAGCACCGTTAGCTCAGTGGTAGAGTCCCTGCCTTACAAGCAGGTTGTCAGTGGTTCGAATCCATTACGGTGCACCAGAAATATTACCAAAAGTTTCACCATAAGTTGGCCATCTCATTGGTACAAACTCATAGCGTTCTTTTGGTATTTCATTGTATAGAGGAATAAAATTTTTTTCCTCTGTAGTGCATACACAGACGGCGTGACGATAAAGAGTTTTAGCGTAGTAATTGTTGTTCATAAAAATATTTATGCCCCGATGGTGGAATTGGTAGACACGCTGGTCTTAGAAGCCAGTGCTTCGGCGTGAGAGTTCGAGTCTCTCTTGGGGCACCAATGCGAGTATGGTGAAATCGGTATACACAGCAGACTTAAAATCTGCCGCCGCAAGGCGTGACGGTTCAAGTCCGTCTACTCGCACCACTAAATAAATGGCGGGTTGGTGAAATGGTATCACAGAGGACTCATAATCCTCAGTTCCTTGTTCGACTCTTGGGCCCGCAACCAGTTATAGATTAGTTTGTTTCCCAGAACCTATAATACAACCTTCACCTTCAAAATTTTCACCAAATTCAATTATAGTCCATGATCCTGTATCAGAATTGCTATACATAGCAATCTTAGAGACAAACTCTCTGTACATATAATTCTCAACAATAAAGTCAAGCTTTTCACCATAGTTTGTTTTTAAGTTATCCAACATCTCATTTAGTTGATAACACGCAACTGGTTTTTGTCTTTCTTCCGAATATGTAAAACTGGAAACAGCCATTAAAGCAATAAGTAAAATCTTTTTCATTTAGTTTTCCTCTTTGGATTTAATTTCGCAATCTACCCACTTTAGATTATTGTAGTATTTGTATGGCCATGTTCCTTTTGGGATCAAGCAGCGGCCAAGTTCTGGATGCTCAATAATTCTTATTTGAACTACCGACCATACTAGTAGGCATAGATACGAAATTACAACTATTGCCACTCCCCATTTCCATGCTTCACATTTGATCTTTTGAATCCTACGTCTACGTTTCTCTGCTGCAATCTTATCTTCTTTTCTTTTCTTAGCCCAAGCTATGGACTGTTCTTTTTTCATTTTCTCCATCATAGCGTACACACGGGTATATAAATCGCCCAATTCAGGAGGGCAATTGTACACCATTAGTTCTCGTAGCTCTGCTTCCATAGCAGTTAATCTACTTTGCATAAGAACTCTTTGTAACGCTCTTTTACCTAGACTAGTCTCACCGGTATAAACTTCTTTAGAGTGTTTTTCTTCTTCCTCAAAGATGGCAGAACACTTGGCATAATTCTCAAAATATACGCCAAGTTCTTCTCCAATCTGAGTGTAGATATCGTTAGGCTGCTGCTTACTTAACTCAATTACACGGTTTTTTTCCTGAACATACTGGTTGCGTTCAGCAACAGTAGGAGGGTTGTCTTTGTGGCGTGAGTTAAACTGTTCTTCAAGGTCATTAAGAACGCCTTTAACATCTCCTGCCGCACTTGCTATTTCCTTATATAGTTCACAACCTTTTTTAACCGCTTGTACTGCACCATTAGCCAAAGCAAATAGTGTTAATGGATCCATTTTCTCCGTAATAAAAATGTTGCATAACGAAGAAAACTAATGTATTATTTTAACTTCAGAGTCAATTTTAGGTGATCGGCGAAATTGCTAACTACCTGGTCAGATTGTTTCAACCACGGTCCCCAAAACCCATAAGTAAGAGTATCATATGCTTTGGTGAAATGATGATATCCATTTCTCTTTAAATCAACAAATTCGCATAAGAAAGCCGTGTACTTATCAGTCGCATCAGTTATGGTATATGAATAAGTGGGTTGTGGATTCCAGTACATTTTCACCCTTAAATTTAGTGGTTACTTACTATTTATGCCATAGAACCTCTTGATTTTCATTAAAATTTATGATACAATGCTATACATTTAACCTTATGGAGATAACATGGTAAACGTTTTAGTTCTCAAACTAGTCACTGGAGAAGATATTATGGCAGAAGTTGAGTCTGGTGAACTCGGTTATAAAGTCATCAATCCAGTTAGAATCGCTGTTATGCCTGGACCCAATGGGCAACCGAACGTAGGATTTGCACCCTGGCCTATACATGCAGACCAAGAAAAGGATAGCGAATATAATATTGCAAAAAAACATGTAGTATATGAATATTCACCAGCACAAGAATACTTAAACAACTATAATCAAATCTTTGGGTCAGGAATCGTTCTTCCCCCTTCCAAACAACTTATCACTGGCTAATGACTACATTCTATACTAATGTTCAATGTTTCGGCAACAACATTCTCTATCGTGGGATAGAAAACGGTAAACGAATCAAAGAAAAGCTTCAATATCAACCCACTCTATATGAGATGGTGAGAAAAGAAACTCCGTTCAAAACATTGAATGGAGAATACTTACACGAATTCAAATTCAATTCGATTCGTGAAGCAAGAGACTATCTAAAACAAAACGAAGGCGTTACTAATAAGAAGATTTATGGTAATACTCGTTTTGAATACAACTACATCTCTGAGCAACATCCAAATGAAGTTGATTGGGAGCAATCATATCTGCAAATTGCAATCATTGATATTGAAGTTGGTTCTGAAAATGGATTCCCTGATCCATATGAAGCATCAGAACCAATTACTGCTATTGCTGTAAAGTATCTTGGTGGTAAAACTTATGTTTGGGGTTGCGGTGACTTTGAAAATAATGATGAGAGTGTTACATACTTCAAGTGCCGTGATGAATATACCTTGAGCAAAAAGTTTCTTGAGTTTTGGACAAAAAACTATCCTGATATCGTAACTGGTTGGAACATTAAGTTCTTTGACTTCCCGTACCTCGTAAACCGATTCAATAGAATTCTTTCCGAGCAAGATGCAAAGTCACTTTCTCCTTGGAATTATATTTCAGAAAGAACAGCAATTCTAATGGCAAAAGCTCATACAGTTTATGAGTTTGTTGGTTTACCTATGCTTGATTATATTGAGTTGTATCGTAAATATGCTCCTGGTGGTGCATCTCAAGAATCATATCGCCTAGATAATATTGCTCATGTTGAACTAGAAAAACGCAAGGTTGATTATTCTGAATATGAGAATCTACATCAACTCTATAAACTAAACTTTCAAAAGTTTATTGAATATAACATTGGTGATGTTTCTCTTATTGAAGAACTAGAAGATAAACTAAAGTTGATTGAACTTGCCTTGACTTTGGCATATGATAGTAAAACAAACTATGATGATGTTTTCACACAAGTTCGTATGTGGGATACTATTATCTACAACTTTCTACGACGAGACAATATAATCGTTCCACCAACAGAAAAGAAAAGCAAATCAGAAGCGTTTGAAGGTGCTTATGTTAAAGAACCTCAAGTAGGTAAACATGATTGGGTTGCATCGTTTGACTTGAATAGTCTGTATCCACATTTGATCATGCAATACAATCTTTCACCAGAGATGCTTGTTAATCCTGAAAATTACACAGAAGAAATGTCAAGTGTCATCAACAGTCGTGTATCAGTAGACAATCTACTGAAAAAAGAAATTGACACAACTGGATTGAACAATATAACTCTGACACCAAACGGACAGTTCTTCAGAACTGATGCACAAGGTTTTCTTCCTAAGCTGATGGCTGAGATGTATGAAGATAGAAAGAAATACAAAAAGAAATCACTTGAGGCAAAACAAGAACTTGAAAATGAGAAGAACAAATCTAAACACTTTGAGATACAGAAAAGAATAGCAAGGTTTAATAATCTACAACTTGCAAAAAAAGTATGTTTGAATTCTGCATACGGTGCGATGGGTAATGAGTTCTTTCGTTTCTATGATTTAAGAATCGCACTTGCAGTTACATCAGCAGGTCAGTTGTCAATTCGTTGGATTGAAAAGAAACTCAATGAATATATGAACAATCTATTAAAGACAACTGGAGTAGACTATGTTATTGCATCTGATACAGACTCGATTTATCTCAAGCTTGGTGGCCTTGTGGATAAAGTGTTTACGCAGACACAAACACCTGACAAAGTTATCGCCTTCATGGACAAAGTATGTGAAGATAAAATTCAACCATATATTGATCAAAGTTATCAAGAACTTGCTGAGTATGTTCATGCCTACGACCAAAAGATGCAGATGAAAAGAGAAGCTTTGGCTGATAAAGCAATCTGGACTGCAAAGAAACGATACATCATGAATGTATATAATAATGAAGGTGTGCAATATGCTGAACCTGACTTGAAAGTGATGGGTCTTGAAATGGTGAAATCATCAACACCAGCATCTATTCGTGAGAAGATGAAAGAATCAATTAAGTTAATGATGAATGGCACAGAAGAAGATGTGCAAAAATTTATTGCCGATTTCAGAGAACAATTTAAGCAATTTTCACCTGAAGAAATTTCATTTCCTCGTGGTATTCGTGGTATCAAAAAATATTCTGACTCTGTTACTTTGTATACCAAAGGAACGCCTATTCATGTTAAAGGAGCAATCATATATAATACTGCTCTCAAACAAAAAGGATTGGATAAAAAATATCCACTCATCAATGATGGAGAAAAAATCAAGTTCTCTTACTTGAAAACACCAAATCCATTCAAAGAAACAGTTATATCTTTTCCAGTAACTCTACCCAAAGAGTTTGACTTACAAAAGTATATCGATTATGATATGCAGTTCGAGAAAGCTTTTGTTGAACCAATTAAAGTCGTTCTAGATTGTATGAATTGGAATATTGAGAAGCAAAGTACACTTGAGGATTTCTTCGGATGATAATCGTCATATTAACATTATTAAATGCCATATTTTTATCTGCCGTTGCTGCATACTATTCAGTAATAGGTCTAGCAGCAATCTTTCCAGGTTCATTCTGGCCTGTCGTTTTGATGGGTTCTGTCTTAGAATCTGCAAAACTGATAACTGCATCATGGCTATATCGTAACTGGAAAACAGCACCAAAAATATTAAAGTATTATTTGACTTCTGCTGTTGCCATTCTGATGCTCATCACATCAATGGGTATCTTTGGGTATCTCTCTAAAGCACACCTTGAACATGCATCAGATATTAGTCCTGTTGCTGACAAAGTTGCAGTGCTTGATGAGAAAATACAAACTCTAAAACAGAATGTTGAATCTAATAGAAAAACACTAAAACAACTTGATGAGGCTGTTGATAATGTTATGGCTCGTTCAGATTCGGAACGAGGAGCAGAAAGATCCATTCAAATTAGAAAATCACAACAAAAAGAAAGAAATCAACTCAATGAAGAAATAACCAAAACACAAAAAGAAATTGCAAAACTAACAGAAGAAAAAGTACCTCTCACAATAGAATTACGAAAAGCTGAATCTGATTTTGGTCCTATTAAATATGTGGCTGAACTTATCTATGGATCTGGTGAAAAAGATATTATCGACAAAGCAGTAAGATTGGTAATTATTTTAATTATGATTGTATTTGATCCTCTTGCTGTGCTATTATTGATAGCAAGTAATATTTCCTTTGCGTCTTTAGAGAGAAAACCACCGAAGAAAACATATGATGAAAGAGAAAAGAACCCTGTATACCAGAGGGTACTTGAAAAAGTACAGGAAGCGAAAAGAAAGCTTGAGGAAGATCAAGATCCTCCTAATGAAGAAGTACCCAGGAAAGAAGAACCTAGACCTGAGAAAAGGTCTGATGAGATTCTACAAGTTTCTAAAGAAAATGTCATAGTCATAGACGAAGCATCTGGTGAATCAATACCACCTATCACTAAAGAACCTACGCATGAAAAGGTAGAAACGCATGTTGCTCCTGGTTTATATAAAGTTGAACATGTTGTAGCAAAAAAACTAGAACCTAAATACGATTACGATGAACCTTTAGCCTTTAAAGAAAAGGATAATAAATGAGCATATTAGATAAGATCAAAAAGAATAGCAGCATTAAAGAATCTGCTATTTTATCAAAATCAAAATTCTTTACACAGAAGGATATGATTCCCACTTCTGTACCAGCTATTAATATTGCATTAAGTGGTAAGCTAGATGGTGGATTAACTCCTGGTTTAACTATGTGGGCAGGACCATCAAAACATTTCAAAACCGCCTTCAGTCTTTTGATGGCTAAATCTTATTTGGAGAAATACAAAGATGCAGCCCTTTTATTTTATGATTCTGAGTTTGGTACTCCTCAATCTTATTTTACCTCATTCAATATTGATACCGATAGGGTGCTCCATACTCCTATTACTGATATCGAACAGTTGAAATTTGATATAATGAATCAACTAACGAATCTTGAACGAGATGATAAACTTATTATCGTTATTGATTCTATTGGTAACCTAGCGTCAAAGAAAGAAGTCGAAGATGCACTAGATCAAAAGTCTGTCGCTGATATGAGTAGAGCAAAACAAATCAAGTCTTTATGAAGATAAAAAATATAGGCTGAAAGATACAGACACCAAAGATTTTTGGCTTCCTGTATTAAAACAAAAGTCCTTCCGTGAATTCATTGAAAGCAAATACTGTATTGCAAATGGAGAAATCATTTCCGATGATGAAGTGGAAGAAGTGTTTGATGTTGAAACTACAAATGGAGTGTAAAATGACAGAAGGAATAGACTATTGTTTCATCTATCCAAAAGATGATCCAGAATCAGTACACATTCGTTTACTAACTGGCAAATACGAAAATACAGTATTCAAATATGGTAAAGTAAAGTTTGAAGAAAAAAATGAGGATGTGTATTTACTTTTTGCTTATGATGTGTTAGAATCTACAATTGATACACCTAAGAAGTTGGAAAAAGATATAGACTTCAAAAATTACTTAGGTGATTTATTGGTACAAATCATGTCGGGCAATCTTGAACAGGATATTATTGATGAAACTGGAACAGACGATACTAAAGAATCTGATTTACAATGATGAGTATTTACGAAAAGTTATTCCTTTTCTAAAAGCAGAATACTTCTCAGACAGAACCGAAAGAACAATTTTTGATGAAATAATATCATTCGTATCGTCTTACAACTCTCCACCAACGATTGAAGCTATTACACTTGCCGTCAAAGAGAAGAAAAATCTTACAGATGACCAAGTGACTCAATGTGAAACGTATCTACAAGAAATTGTTGAAACTTCAAAGGAGATTTCAAAAATCGACTGGCTCCTTGACAAATCCGAGATATTTTGTCAAGAAAAAGCGATTTATAATGCCGTCTTGGCATCTATTTCTATTCTTGATGGAAAAGATAAAGCACAGGAAAAAGGAGCTATTCCCAAGATACTCGCAGACGCATTGGGTGTAGGTTTTGATACAAACATTGGACATGATTACTTAGAAAACTCTGATGAACGATATGAATTTTATCATAGGAAAGAAGAACGTATTCCGTTTGATCTTGAATACTTCAACAAAATTACAAAAGGTGGCCTTCCAGCTAAGACTCTTAATATCGCTTTGGCTGGTACCGGTGTTGGTAAGTCTCTTTTTATGTGCCATGTTGCCGCTGGCTGTATGGTACAAGGGAAGAATGTTCTCTACATCACAATGGAGATGGCAGAAGAAAAAATTGCAGAACGAATAGACGCCAATCTATTGAATGTGACCATTGATGAACTTACATCGTTGTCAAAAGAAATGTATGATAAGAAGGTGCAAAGAGTAAGAAATAACACAACAGGAAAACTTATCATCAAAGAATATCCTACCGCAGCAGCATCTACTGTACATTTTAGGACACTTCTAAATGAACTTCATCTCAAACGTAGCTTCACTCCTGACATTATTTTTATTGATTATCTTAATATTTGCGCCTCTGCAAGAATCAAAGCAGGAGCAAATGTCAACTCATACACCTACGTCAAATCCATTGCCGAAGAACTGCGAGGTCTTGCAGTTGAGTACGGAGTACCAATCGTTAGTGCTACACAGACTACAAGAAGCGGATTTACTTCATCTGATCCCGGGCTCGAGGACACAAGTGAGTCTTTTGGTCTGCCAGCAACCGCAGACTTGATGTTTGCTTTGATAACATCAGAAGAACTTGAAGCATTGAATCAGATTATGGTCAAACAATTAAAGAATCGTTATTCCGATCCTACAACACACAAGAGATTCGCTGTTGGTATTGACAAATCAAAGATGAGACTGTATGATGTTGAACAAGCGGCACAAGATGGTATTGTTGATGCGGGTAAAGTTGACGATAAACCTTTGAATTCATTTGGTGAGAGAGAACGAATGTCATCAATGAAAAAGAAGTTTGGTGGATTCAAAGTATAAATATTTGATTATAACCTAATTCCTAAAACGACATGAGTGCAGCATCAGATAAATTTGAACAAGATGTAGCAAAAGAAATCAACAAGCTACCAGGTATTAAGGCTTCTAGACCATCAGTTGGTACAGATTTCTCCGATGTTAAAGTTGAATATAAAAACATAAAGACTTGGGTTGAAGTTAAAATGTCTCATACCGACAATTTATCCAACCCTAGAGTCTATTATGAAAAAGGTCAATGGAGAACAACATACAAAACGCCTACAGCCTTTGCTGCTGTAGAAATTCTGAACAAGTCTCAAGAAGCAAAAAAATTCATTGATGCGATTTCTAAGTATTCTGGTATACCAAAAAAAGATATTAAAATTCCTACAACGAAGTCGGGATTGAAAGAACCTGGTGCAGTTCCGCTTCATGTCATGAAGTCTTTTTTTGATCAACCAGGAATCAATGGGAATGAAAAAATGAGTTTATCATATGATTTTGATAAAGTATTCAAAGAATACCAGAATGCTACTGATGATTTTGGGTTCTCTGCCGTATCAGAAGAAGAATACAATTCGGTAATAAACAAAACAGCAGAAACAGCAGATGATTATAAAACACGTTTGAATGAAGTAGAAAAACTTATTATACCATTCTTACAAAAGTTATATCAAACAGCAGACAAAGAATACATTTATTGGCCAAACAGAAAGCCAGTAATAGAAAAACAAATTGAGAGGATATTAAAACTCACCCGTGGATGATGTTGACCTAAAGGTATAGGAAATGTCAGACGATATCAAACCAGATTTTAAAAAATTCAAAAACAAAAAGAAGCTAACAGTACCAGAAGAATTTCTAGATAATGCAAAAAGTTATGAAGATAAACAGATGCTCGTAAGAGTATTGACAGAAAGAGAAAAAGGAAGAGTTCTATTGATAATGAAGTCACTTTTGGCTGATGCAGTAAAATCAAGAAACCGAAAATGAAACAATTACTTGAAATGCTACCCAAAATCTTAGGCATGATGCCTGAGATTGTGAAATACATAAAGTACATTCCAATAATTATGGTGTTAGCGGGTATTGGTTATGGAGTGTATTATGTAACAAAGAACTACAGAGATCCTTACGTGTGCTATGATAATGAAATCTATGAACAAATATCAATCACATCAGGTGTTTATAAATTTAAAGGTGGGTATTGCATAAGCGATAAGTGAGGTTATTATGAGTGCAGTGGTAATTATTCCGACTACTGGAGCTGATACAGTAAAACGCTCCATTGAAAGTGTTTTATCCCAAACCTATCCGACAACTTGTTATATTGTCTGTGATGGTAATCAATTCAGAGGTAAAGTCAAAGTTATTGTTGACAACTACCTATCAAATAAAAATATTAAACTCTGTTTCTTGCCAGACAACGTAGGTGCTAATGGATTCTATGGCCATAGAGTTTATGCTGCGTTCTCCCATTTAGTTAATGAAGATTACGTTATGTTTCTGGATCAAGATTGTTGGTTTGAAGATAATCATGTTCAGTCCTGCGTGAACACAATTCAATCTAAAGAATTAGATTGGACGTATTCTTTGAGAAAAATTACCGACAAAGATGGAAACTTCTATTGTAATGATGACTGTGAAAGTCTTGGTAAATGGATAGCATGGACAAATACACACCATATTGACACAAATAGTTATTGCGTTCGTCGTGAAATCCTGATAAGATTAGCATCTACGTGGCATGGTGGGTGGGGTCAAGATAGAGTGTTCTTCAATACAATAGCAACCAACTTTCAGAAGTGGGATTGTACAAGAAGAGCATACAAAGATATTCATCATGTTGACTTTTCTCAATATGATGGCGTTATCAATTGTGCATTGAATCCTGTGTTTAAAACTCAAACATATGATGAAAAAATTGATGTTGATTATGAGATAGCAAAACTTGCGTATGAAAATAATTGCCATTATGCAATGATTTCAACCAGAAAGGTTTATGGATCATCATCAGAACTGAAAACATATACAGAAGAAAGTCCTACAAATCCATTTGACTTCTATAGTGAAAACAAATTGATTTGTGAGAATAAAATTCTAAATGAGTTTGGGGATAAAGCAGTCATAGTCAGAGGATCTAATTTGTTTGGATTTGAATTGGGTAGGCAATCTTTCATGGGCTTCTGTATGGATCAATTGAAGCACAGTGAAAAGATTGTATTTTCAATTAGCGAAAAAACAAAAAGAGACTTTATTGATGTGACTACATCAGCATGTATGTTAGATAAAATTTTAAGAAGAAAATTGACAGGAATATATAATTTAAGTTCTAACTATGGTCTTGAAATAGGCAAAGTAGCAAAACATTTAATTCGTGGTTATGGTAAAGGTGAGTTTTTATGTACCAGTGATGTTGTCAAAGAGCAGTTCATCATAGACAACACAAAACTAATCAAACAGCTCAAACTTATTTCTCACCCATTTTATATCACAGGTATCATTGAAAATTTAGGAGAAGAATTGTGCAAGATATGATCATTAGTGCCGTGTCGGAATACAAGTACGACAGAATGAAACATTGGGTGAACTCAATCAAGAAGTGCGGATTTAAAGGTAGAATCGCAGTCGTTGCATTTAATATCACAGACAATACAATTAGGAAACTAAAATATGAAGGTGTTGAGGTTTACTTAACAACAAATCAAAGAAACGAAAAAGATGATGGATACTTGTACGCAAACGGAATAACTTATCACGTACCAATGCTTAGACATTATTTTTATTGGGCAATATTGTCTCAAATGAAAGACATTCGTTATGTCATTTCTACAGATATATCTGATGTTGTATTTCAACTAGATCCTTCTGTGTGGTTAGAAAATCATCTCGGCGATAAAAAATTAAATTATGGATGTGAAGGTCTATTGTACAAAGACGAAACATGGGGAAATCAAAACATGATGGAATGTTTTCCTCAACTATATCATCACATGAAGGACAGACCGATCTACAATGCCGGATCAATGGCTGGCGAGTTTGAGATGTTTAAAAACTTTTCATTAGCTGTTTCTTTGGCTATTAACAATATTCCACATCCAACTCCAGATCAAGCTGGTGTTAATGCTATGTTATCAATCGAACCATATCACTCACTTACCAAGTTCAATGACCACGATACAAATTGGGCATGTGAATGTGGGACTACTGTAGACCCAAATAAAATAGAACGATTCAGACCCCATCTATTGAGTCCTGAGCCTATCTTTGATGGGGAGTATGTGTATACAAGTAAAGGCGAGAAATATGTAATGGTACACCAATATAATAGAGTGCCAGAATGGAAAGAAAAGATTGAGAAAAAATATGGATAATGATATTTCAGTAGTTACAGCATTCTATGATATTGGTAGAGGTAATCTACCAAAAGTAAAACATGGTAGAGAGTTACCATTCTATCAGCATAGAAGTGTAAATCAATATTTTGATTTTTTCAGTAACCTAGCTAAACTTCAAAACGAAATGGTGATTTACACAACACCCGATTTTGAAGATAAAGTTAAAACTATCAGAAAAAATGTTGGGTTGGAAGAACTGACGAAAGTTGTTATTGCAGATTCATACCTACCTGAAAGATATGAACTAATTAAACCTATGGTTCAAAAGGTAATGGATGATCCCGCATATTATGGTAAAGTGGTGAATCCTCAACTGATTGAATATTGGCATGCCGATTATGTTCTTGTCAATATTTTTAAAGCCTGGTATGTTACTGATGCAATTGAGAAAGGTCTGATAAGTAATGATCTTACTGCATGGATAGATTTTGGTTATGTTCGTGATGATAAAACAATACCAGCATCAAATCGTTGGACTTATAATTTTGATCGTGAGAAAATTCATTTCTTCAATCAATATACTATACACAAAGAAAGACCGATTGACAATATAATCTATACAGGTGATGTTTACATTCAAGGATGTCATATTGTAGCAGGAACAAAGAAATGGGAACTTCTTAAGCAATTGGTTCTCAAAAATCTAGAAGTTCTATTACAAAATAATTTAATTGATGATGATCAAACATTATTGCTCATGTCGTATCTGACAAGCCCACAAGATTTTCAGTTACATATTGCTGATCCAAACGATTGGTTTAGAATCTTTAGAATATTTAATGATCAAATATGATTAAAATATATTCGCCAAGAATTCATAATCTGGGAGATTTTATGCATTGTCTCCCAGCATTATCAGGTCTACATAAAAAACTAAAGTATAAATTCTCATTTGTCATTTGTGATAGGCTAGAAAGATTTGTTGGTATAAAAGAATTATTGATGCAGCAAGAGATGTTTGCTGAAGTAAAATTCATGCATGAAGAAACTATGATTGCTGAAAGATATATTCTATTGGATGATATTGGTGAGGAGAAACAACATGGTAACAGTCCAATAGCATGTCATAGATTTTATAATTTCATCAGAGATAATTACAAAATAGATTTTGATATTGATGATGATTTTGAATTAAAAGTGCCAAAACTAGATATAGACTTTCAAACAGACAAGTTAATCATTGGTGATAGATGGTCATCTAGAGATGCACCAGATGTTGATACTAGAAGATATTCTAATCTTATAGAAAGTGCAGAAATTGTACCAAAAGAAAAAGCATTATATCTTGACTATAAAAAAGATTTAATATATAATTGTTCTCTAATTAAGCATAATCCAAATCCATTTATTACCACATTTACTGGAATAGGTATTGTTGCCGATTTGATGAAAAAAGATTGTTACATTTTGTGGGATGAAGATATACGAAACTGGCAAGGTTGGGGTGTAGAACAAGATTATAAACTACACTACTATCAAGATAGAAAATCAAAACTTGTTTATATAAGAGATTTTAAGTATGATAATTAATGTTCCTTTAGGCGCATTTGGTGGCCCTCTCAGAAATGGTGATATTGTTGCTGTAGCAAATGTCGTTGAATATCTTAGAAAAGTAGAAGATAAAAATATAAAATTCCATCTTTTACCTAACTCTGTGTCATCAGCAGATTACTGTCAGAAATTTTTAAAGTTTATGTTAGAGAATACAGATTATTTCTCTGATAACGCAGGTGAAAAAGAACTTTCATGGAAAAATATTAATCTTTGGGATTTTAGAGGATTATCTGGTGATTTAGTGAGAATCCCAAATAATAAAAAGCAAGAAAAGAAGATAGTTATCTGTCCTTTATTTAATGCCCAATACAACACATACAGAAATTGGCCAAAACATATTTTTGAAAAAATGCTTGAGAGATTTAAGAGCGAAGCATATTCGGATTATAGAAAAATCATTTGTACAGAGGCAACTATAGGCCACATTGATGGGTGGGAAGAATCTACAGATTTTCTAGAAAATTTAGATCACATAATGACAAGTGAAATATTCTTTGGGGGTGATACTGGAACTAGTCACTTTGTTGGTGCATTAGAAAGTGGACCAGGTGAAATATTATATTTCTATTCTGGTCATGGTCTTATTCACACAACTCCTTTCTATTCTACCTTAGGAAAAGGAAGAGTCATTCAGTACTGGCATAACTTTGAACAAGCAACTTGGAGTTAATATGAGAATTAAATTATTCAGTCACATGGTTGACATTGGTTGTGGAAAAGATATTACAGTAGAACAAACAGAGCTACTAGAAAAAACAGGTTTGCTTGATGCTGTTGAACACGCATATTTCTTTGCACACTTTGATAGAGATAACTATTCCTGGTTAGAAGAAAGATGGAAAGACAGAAAGAACGTTGATATTCTACATTATAATCAAGATTATCAGCCTTGGTATGAGGCAACTTCAGTAAACTATTTGCAAGAATATTGTCATGA